ACCTGAAGACGGTCCGGGTGGCGGTCACGGGGATCGTGGCGGCCGTGGAGACGCTGATGCAGGCCGACACTACCCAGTTCGGCGGTAACGCCCTGTTCCCTGATCCGGGGATCACGGCGGGCGTGCTGATGCAGAACAACACGCAGCAGGGCGCGGTAGCCCGCGAGGCGTTCGACCTCATATTCAAATGCAGGATCGGCGGCTAGGCGGCGTGTAGACCTCTTCCGCCTTGGCGCACTTCCGGTGGAACACGTAGTCAGCGCTGCACCACTCGGCTAGCCCGACGGACTCGTGGCAGCGGTTGCAGAACGCTTCTATCAGCAGCATTCATTCACGATAACGGAGCAGCGATGTCCCAGGTCAAGAACATCAGCGGGGGTCCGCTGGACGTGCCGCTGCTCGGCCGGGTGGTCGAGGCGGACGAGGTCACCGCCGTCCCCGACTTCCAGCCCGACGGCGAGTCCCCGATCGTGTGGCCGCCGGACAAGTGGGAACCCGTCGCCGATAAGGCAGCGGGCAAGAGCGGGAAGGAGTAGCCGGTGCCCACCTACGCATCCGGGCTGTCCGGGCAGGTCGGGACGATCACCGCGCCGTCCTACGGCGACAGCGCGACCGCCGTAACTCATTTCTACGAGTTCCTGTCCGAGAATTTCGTGTTCAACCCGTCGTGGCTCGACGGGATGGGCCTGAAGGCCGGGCAGGCGTATAACCGGTCCGCGCGTACGGTGCAGTCCCGGTTCGACGTCAACGGCGATATCACGATCGAGCACATGATCGGGTCGGCCGCGAACACGGTCGCCGACTCGATGGGGTTCTGGTGGAAGCACGCTCTCGGCTCGTCGGTGACGACCCCGACGGTGGTCCTGGGGACGGCGTTCAAGCAGAACCACACCAACGGGTCGAAGGCCGGGCTGTACGCGACGCTGCAGGTGGGCCGCCCGCAGATCTCCGGGCCCACGGTGCAGCCGTTCACCTACACGGGCGTCAAGGTCACGCAGTGGGAGTTCGACTGCAAGGACAACACGATCGCGACGCTGAAGTGCACGTGCGACGGGCAGACCGAGCTCACCTCGGTGGGCCTGGCCGCCGCGTCGTACCCGACGCCGAACGGCCTGTTCACGTTCTCCGACGCGTCCGTGATGACGATCGGCGGTACCGCGTCGACGTCCGGCGGGGAGACCACGGTCGCGGGCGGGTCGTCGCTCGGCTCCCGGGTCAACGGCATCACGATCACGGGTAACACCCCGATGAAGGTCGACCGGTACGGCCTGGGCAACGCCGGCCTCAAGGCGGAGCCGATTGAGAACGCCATCCCGACGATCACCGGCACCCTGAGCACCGAGTTTTTCTCCCGCACCGAGCTTTACGACGTGTTCAAGGCCAACACGACGACGACGCTGCAGGTCGACTTCACGAAGTTCGACGCCTCCGGGAACGACGCCAACGGCGTGGCCAGCGGCCCGAACCCCTACCGGCTCTCTTTCATCCTGCCCGCGGTGAAGTTCAAGACGGCCGAGGCGAAGATCGGTGGGCCGGATGTAATTCCGCAGCAGATCGGGTTCCAGGCGTACGACGACGGGTCCGGCACCAACCCGGTGATCCAGGTAAAGCTCGTATCCAAAGAGTCAAGCGCTATCTAGATGGCGCTGCCGTCCGGGCTCGCCGCGTCGGCGGGGATCGCGACTGAGGCGACGTCGGGTACCGCGCAGACACCGGTCCGTTTCCTGGAGTTCCTCTCCGAGTCGATGAAGATGGACAAGGCCACCGCCACGGGCACGGGCCTGCGCGCGGGGGGCCTGTACCAGCGGACGTCGCGGCGGGTGGTGACGTCCTGGGGCGGTTCGGGCGGCATCGAGTTCGAGGTGCCGTTCAGCGGGGCGGGCCTGTGGCTGCAGCATTGCATCGGGTCGTTCGGCACGTTCTCCTCAGTGGTGCAGCAGGGCGGCACGGCGGCCTGGCTGCAGACCCACACCCCGGGCCCGCTGACGGGCAAGACGTTCACGATGCAGGTCGGGAAACCCGACGCGGGCGGCACCGTCCGCAACTTCTGCTACGTCGGCTGCAAAGTCGCCGACTGGACGCTGACGGCGGAGCTAGGCCAGTTCGTAAAACTGGCGCTGACTATTGACGCGTGGCAGGAGCTGACCGCGGACAACCCGCAGGGCACGTCCGCGGCCCCGGCGCTGACCGCCCCGTCGTACGCGAACAGCCAGGCGTTCCACTTCGCGCAGGGCACCCTGTACAACTCGGGTGTCCTGTCGAACGCCGGGTCGGGGCCCGTGGTCACGTCGCTGGGATCCCCGGTGGCGGCCGCGCAGGTGCTGAAAGCGGCGGTCAAGTGCACGAACCCGCTGGACACAAGCCGGTATTTCGCGGCGGGGGTGAGCGGTTCCGGGGTCGCCGGGATCAAGGGCGACCAGCTCGAGACGGGCACCCGGCAGCTGGAGGGCAGCCTCGACGTGGAGTTCCTGTCGCTGGCCGCCTATTACGACACGTTCGCCGCTGACACTGTCAGCACCCTGCAGCTCGTGTTCACCGGGCCCATCATCGCGTCGTCGTTCGCGTACACCCTCGCCGTGCTGATCCCGAACATCAAGTTCGACGCCGGGTCGCCGGCGGTGACCGGCCCCGACGTGGTGTCCCTGTCGCTGCCGTGGCACGGCCTGGATGACGAGGCGCATAACCCGGTGCAGTTCCAGTACATGTCGACGGATACGGCGGTGTGAGGTGCCGGACAGGCTGATGGAGGCCGCGAAGGTGATCGCGGAGCAGGCGAAGGCCAACGCGGCGGGCTGGTCGGCGCGGATCCCGGGGTCGATCCGGGTGTCGGGGAGTTACCCGGAGATATTCATCCGGTCGTCCGCGCCGCCTGCCTACCCGAATGAGGTCGCCGGGGTGCGGCATCCGGTGTTCGGCGGCCGGGGCACCCGTCGGCCGGACGCGCCGTGGGTGCTCAACGAGCACCGGCCGTTCCTCGCGCCGGCCGCTGACCAGCGGGGCGACGCCGCGGCGGAGAAGTTCGCCGACATCATCGACGACTGGGCCATCAAGGCTGGGTTCCGCTAGCAGGGAGCAGGATGAAGATCGACTTTGACGGGCGGCTGTGGGATTTCGACCTGACGGAGATGGACGTCGCCCAGTGCGAGGGCGTCGAGAAGTACGTGGGGAAGGGCCTGGGCGAGTGGTCGAACCAGCTGGGCGCCGGGTCGGTCAAGAGCATCGTGGCGCTGTGGTGGGTGATGCGCCGCCAGTCCGGCGAGGACGCCGGGCCGGTGCCGCAGCCGCCTGACGGGTTCAGGCCGGTGAAGCTGCTGGCCGCGCTGAACGCCGCGATCGAGGCGGACGAGGCCGCCGCGGTCGAGCCGGAGCCGGACCCTACGAGGCCGCCGGGTGGGTCACCGGGGCCCGGCGGTACGGCGACGACGACGGGCGGCGCCGCGGCCGTCTCCCTGCCTGGATAGCCCGTGTCATCGACGGGAGTGTCAGGCAGCTCCGCGCGGAGTACGGTTTCGCGCTCGCGCACCTGTGTGCCTGCCCGCCGCCTGTGGCCCGTGACCTATCGCTGCTGGATTTCGCGCGTCTCATCGACGCTATCGACCGGTACGACGCCGAGATGCGCCGCGCCTCCGGGGGGTGACCGCTGATGGCTCTCGTCAAGACAGTCGAGATGCGGGTCCTCGCTAAGGCCGGGGACGCGCAGGCGCAGCTCGACGGGCTGGCCGCGGAGGCTGACAAGCTCGACGGCAACGCGATCCGCATGCGCTTCCGCGTCGATGACGCCGAGGGCAAGGCGCAGCTCGACGACATCCGCGCCAGGGCCGACGCGCTCGGCTTCAAGGACGTCAGCATCAAGGTCAAGGTCGACGGCGCGGGCCGCGCTATCGCCGACCTGGCCGCGGTGAAGCACGAAGAGGATTCCGTTCGCAACCAGGGCCTGATGAACCGGATCGGCGGCGGCGTCGGAGGCATCGGCGGCGCTATCCCCGGGGGTCTCGGCCCTATCCCGCTGCCCGCGCTGGCCGCCGCGATCCCCATCGTCGGGGCGCTGGCGACGGAGGCGGTCGGCCTGGCGGCCGGGTTCGCCGCCGCCGCCTCCGGTGCCGGGGCGTTCGCGCTGCTCGCGATGCCGGCGATCAAGAAGGTCGAGACGGCGTACCAGGGGCTGGGCAAGGCGCAGGCCGCCCTGCAGCAGGCGCAGGCGAAAGAAGCCGCCTCCCCGTCGAAGGTGAACGAGAGGGCGGTGCAGGCCGCCGCGCTGGGCCTGAAGCTGGCGCAGGAGCAGATCGGCAAGCTGCCCGCGTCCGAGCAGGCCGCCGTCAAGGGCATCCAGGGACTGTCCGCCGAGTTCGGGAAGATATCCCGGGCGTTCGCGCCTACCGCGTTCAAGGTATTCGCCGACGGCCTGAAGGTCGTCGGGAACCTGCTGCCGCACCTGACGCAGTTCGCCGCGCCGTTCGCGGCCGCCCTCGACGGCCTCATGCAGAAACTCGCCAAATTCACCGCATCCAAGGGGTTCTCCGACTGGCTGAAGCAGTTCTCCAAGGACGTCGGCCCGGCCGTCACCGCGATCGGCGAGGGCATCGGGAAGGTCGCCATCGCGTTCGGCAAGCTGATGACGGTCATGAGCAGCAAGGACGTCGCCCACGCGATCAATATCGCGTTCGGCGCGATCGCGGGCACGATCAACGTGGTCACGTTCGCGATCCGCCGGTTCATGCAGAACTGGGACGGGATGAGCGCGGCGGCGGCGAAAGCCGGTCACGCGATCGCGGGGGCGTTCAAGAGCACCATCAGCAGCGCGGTCGGCTTCCAGAACGCCATCGACCACGCGTTCATGGCGGTCGTCCACGGGGCCGCGAGCATGGTTTCCGGCGTGATCCATTTCGTGTCGTCGCTGCCGGGGAAGATCCAGGGGTTTTTCGCCGGCGCGGGCGGCTGGCTGCTGCAGGCGGGAAAGAACATCATCGAGGGCCTGATCCACGGGATCGAGTCGATGATCGGGGCGGTCGGCAGCGCGATCAGCAGTATCGCGTCGAAAATCCGTTCGTTCCTGCCGTTCTCACCGGCGAAGGAGGGCCCGCTGTCGGGCGGGGGGAGCCCGGACCTGGCGGGCAGGCAGATCGCGCGGATGCTGGCGCAGGGCCTGGATTACGGGCGTCCCGGCGTGGCGCAGGCCGCCGGGCGGCTGGCCGGCGCTGCCGCGGGGATGGCGGGCATGGCCGGCGCTTACGGCCGCGGCGGCGGGGGCGCCCAGTACACGATCAACCTGAACGGGGTGATCGACAAGGCGGGCGCGGCGCGGGAGATCCACCAGCTGATGCTGGAGCACAAGCGGAACAACGGGCGCCTGCCGCTCGGGCTCGGGTAGGCCGTGCCGTTCGCGGGCCGCGCGCAGATCCTGATCGCCTGGGCGACCGAGCCGTTCAACACGTCGCCCACGTTCACCGATGTCACGGCGTACGTCCGCCTCGATAAGGGCATCACCCTGCAGCGCGGCCGGCAGGACAACATCTCGGCGGTGCAGCCGGGCCGGCTGACGTTCACGGCTGACAACAGCGACGGCCGGTTCACCGTGGGCCTGTCGACGTCGCCGTACGCGCCGAACGTGCGCATCGGCCGGCGGGTCCAGGTGAACATCCCGGACCAGGCCGGGACGCTGCATACCCGGTTCGACGGGATGATCACGGAGCTGCCGACCGCGTGGGAGGGCGGCCCGGCCATCGAGTCGCTCGAGGTGATCCAGGCCGTTGACCTCCTGTCGTGGCTCGGCCGGCAGCCGGAACTCCTGTCATGGACCCAGCAGGAGATGCTGTCGGACGCCCCAGTCGCGTTGTGGTCGCTGGCCGACGCGTCGGGTGTGACGTCGGCGGCGGATCAGGCCGGGCAGGGCGCCGCGGCGCTGCAGGTCGTCTCTCAGGGCGACGGGACGGGCGCGGCGGCCGGGGGCGGAGGCGTGCCGCTCACCGAGATCCAGACGTCGAACACGGTGACGCAGCAGCAGGTCACGACGACATACACGTTCACCACGCCCGGTTCCGTCTCCTGGACGGCGCCGCTGGGGACGCTGGTCTCGTGTGACGTGACCTGCGTCGGCGGCGGGCAGGCCGGCTCGACCGGCAGCAACGGCACCAGCGGCGGGACGGGCGGCCGGAGCGGGGAGCTCGCCGAGGAGACAGCCCTGGTGGTGACGCCGGGCCTGACCTATACGGGCACGGTCGGCGCGGCAGGGACACCGTCGGCGGGCAACGGCGGCGACACGTCGTTCGCCGGCGACGCGGTCACGGTGACCGCCCACGCGTCCGGGTCCGGGTCGTCGAACACGATCCATCACAACGGCGCGTCGGGCGCGGGCGGCGGCGTCACCGGGTCGTTCGTCGGCGGCGGCGGCGCGTCGTCGGGCGGCCAGATCCAGGCCGGCAACGCCGGGGTGTCGGGGCTGACCTCCGGTTCCGGCGGGACCGGGGTGACCGGCGGCGGCGCCGGGGGCGCGGGCGGATCCGGGCAGGCGTCCGGCACGCCGGGTTCACAGCCTGGCGGCGGCGGGGGCGGCGGCGGCGCTGGCGGCGCGTCGGCCGCGGGCGGCGCTGGCGGCGCGGGGCAGATCACGATCGTCTACACGTACATCCCCCCGGCGGCCAGCCAGCAGAACAGCAGCCTGTCATCGTGGCTATTCACCCCTAGCGCGACGCTGGCCGCCCGGGTCCTGTCCGGGCCGCTCCCCTCGGCGGTGACCGCGGCGGCAGGGTTCGCGTTCGAGTGCTGGGCGGATTTCGCGTCGCTGCCAGCCGCCGCGGTCAGCACGTTCGCCACCCCCGGTTCCGTCTCCTGGACGGCGCCGCCTGGCGGCACGACCGCTGACGTGGCCTGCGCGGCGGGCGGCAAGGCGGGCACGACCGGCAGCAACGGCACCAGCGGCGGGACGGGCGGCAACGGCGGCGAGTGGGCCGAGGAAACCGCCCTGGTGACGACCCCCGATTCGGTCTACGCGGGCACCGTCGGCGCGGCCGGGACACCGTCGGGCGGCGCCGGGGGCGACACGTCGTTCACCGGCGACGCGGTGACCGTGCTGGCGCACGGCTCCGGTTCGGGCAGCACGAACACGATTCACCAGAGCGGCGGGTCCGGGGCCGGGGGCGCGACTACCGGGCAGCACGCAGGCGGGGGCGGCGGGTCGTCCGGCGGTCCCGGCCAGGCGGGTAACGCGGGAGTGTCCGGTTTCGGCGGCAGCTCCGGGGGTCTCGCGGTGACCGGCGGCGGCGCCGGCGGTGCCGGAGACGGCACGTCCGCGGGCGGCTCACCCGGCTCCGCGCCCGGCGGCGGAGGAGGAGGAGGCGGCGGCGGCGGCGGGGCCGGTGCGGGCGGCTCTGGCGCCCCGGGCCAGATCACGGTGACCGTCCAGCCGGGCGTCTCAGCGCTCCTGACACTGGTCAGCCCCCGCGGGCAGACCGCGATCGCCGTGTGGGTCACCACCGCCGGGCACCTGCAGCTCGCATCCACCAGCGGCTACGGCACCCGCGCGCCGACGTGGACCACCGTCGACGCCGGGCAGGCACCGACGGCCGCGTTCCATGTCGCCGTGTCCGTCGCCGTGACCACGCGGGTAGCTACCCTGTACGTCAACGGCGCCAGCGCCGGAACCCTCACCCTCCCCGCCGGCGCGTCCTACACGTGGATCACCGCAGGCGGCGCGTACGGGTCCTGGCTCGGCGGGTGGAACGGCTCCGCGAGCCTGATGGCCGTCTACCCCGCCGCCCTGTCCAGCGGCCGCGTCACAACCCATTACACCGCCGGGAACACCGGGTTCACCGGGTCGTCAACCGGGACGATGATCAGCAAGATCGCCGCCTACGCGGGCCTGCCGTCGTTCTGGTACACGCCGCCGTCCGGGCTCTCCGACCCGTCCTACGGCCTGACCCTGGCGTCCTATTTCGACATCAAGGGCCAGAACCCGCTGACCGCGATGCAAGCCTACGAGACCGCTGAGGGCGGGGTCCTGTCCGTGAACGCGGCCGGGGCCCTCACCTTCGCCGACCGCGCCTCGAGGTACTCGGCGGGTGCGGCCGGGTCGGCGTTCACCCTGTCCGCCGGGCAGTACGAGACCGACATCTCGTTCAAGTCCAACGACCAGTACCTCACCACCGCCGCGTCCTACGCGACCGTCAACCTGCCCGGCGGCTACCCGGTGATCAACACGGCCGCCGAACTGCACTTCGGCCGGTACACCCAGAACGCCGGCACCCCCGCGTCGCCGCAGGCCGCCCCGTTCACCGACGCCGCCGCCGCCGCGGGCACCTACAGTACCGACGACATCATGGACGCCGGCTGGTGGCAGGCCAACGTCAACGCCCAGCCCGTCCCCCGCATCCCGTCGCTGACCATCGACCTGCTCACCCAGCCCTCCAGCCAGTTCAGCATCTCGTCGTTCTACGCCACGGATATCGGGTCGGCGTTCCAGCTGACCGGGCTGCCGTCACAGGCACCCGACTCGGCGGGGCAGCCGCTCGCCGCGTACTGCGTCATCGAGGGCATCAGCGAGACCCTCGACCTGGGCACGCACACCTGCCAGCTGTACACGTCCCCCCTCGCGCAGAACGCGGCGTGGATCCCCGGTGACGCCCTCCTCGGCGTCCTGGGCACCACGAACACCGTCGGCCGGTCGCAGGCCCCCGCAGCGCTCGGGCCGCCGTACACCCCCGTCCCGACGTTCGGCGCGACACTGAACCGGACCGGGTCGGTGGGCGCGGAAGACCTGCGGACCCTCACCGTCAACACGCAGAACAAGCTCACCCCGCCGCTGCTCATCGCCCAGCAGGCCACCGCGCAGACCCTGACCACCGCCGCCGGGCAGGCAGTCTCCTTCGACACGATGCTCGCCGACACCGCGGGCGGCATGACCACCACCCTCACCTACACGATCCCCGCCGGGTTCGCCGGCTGGTACTGGGCGTCCGCCGTCGTCCAGGCCGCCACCGGGACCGCCAGCCTCGGCGGCCTCGCCGTCTGGTTCAGCGTCACCCTGTCCGGCGTGAACTCCCACTGGCACTCCCGGTCACTGCCCTACCTGTCCACCGCCCCGTATATCGCCGCGGGGATCTCCGGGAAGATCGGCCCGTTCACCGCGGGCGACACCATCCAGGTGATCACCGCCTGGGCCGGGTCGAACACCTCCACGCCGCTCGGCACCAGCGACGGCGGCTCCATGCTCACGCTGATCTGGGAGGGATACACGTAATGGCCACCGTGCCGGCCGTGCCGACGTTCACCGCGGGCAGCTCGCCGACGTTCACCACGCTCAACGCCCTCGGCTACGCCGTCCAGTTCTGCCTCACCCCGCCCCGCGCCGTCCTCCAGCAGACCAACGTCTCGCCCGTCTCCGGCGGCCAGTCGATCACCATCACCACCGACACCGCGATCATCTTCACCGTCGCCGCCCTCGACTCTGACAGCGGCTGGTCGACATCCAACCGGACCCGGTACACCTGCCAGACACCCGGGTACTTCCGGTTCGACGCCGTATGGCAGGCCACCGCCGAGACTTCGGCCACCTACCGCGGCGCCCGGTTCCGCATCACCACCGGCGCGAACAACCCCGGCGGCGCGGGCCTGACCAGCTCATTCGGGTCGCAGCGGCTCCCCAACGTCACCAGCGCGACCGGCACCAACTACACCGCGATCGGCTGCTCCGGGATCTCCCCGCTGCTGTACATCCTCGACTACGTCGAGCTCATCGCCTACGCCGGGCACGCCGAGACAACCGGGTTCACCGACGGCGGCTCCTGGATGACCGCCACCCTCGTAAGCCTCTGATGGCCTCCGCCAGCGAAGCCGAAGCCGCCGCGCTCCGCGCCTCCGTCGCCGCCCTGCGGAACACCGTCACAGCGCTGCAGCAGCGCGTCAACCGCCTGGAAACCCAGGTCAAGACCCAGCAGGCCGAACTGTCACGGGTCAGGAAAGGGTGACCCGGCCCGCGGCGGCGTAACCCCGGGAACGGACGGCAAACGGAAGAAAGCGGGGCGGGGTGTCTTGGAGTTCGCAGCGATGGGACACGATCTGGACGGCCGTCAAGGACATCCTGCTGACCGGCACCGGCATGATCCTGATCATCAGCCAGGTGTGGTCGCGCACCCCGTCAGACATCCTCCTGGTCACCGGCCTGGCGCTCACCGTGCCGTCGGTGGCGGGCCACGCGAAAGTACTGCTGAGCGGCTCGCCCGCGTCGCCTTCCTCGCAATCCTCGCCGCCATCTGGGCCCTCACCATCTATTTCATCATCCGGGGCCGATGATGAGTAGGTCCCTGCGGCACCGCCTGTTCAGCCCGATCAGCCGCGGCGCCGCGCAGGCGTTCGTGTTCCTGTCCATCCTGACGTTCGTGCTCGCCGGTGCCAGCTCCTGGGTATCCGTCCGCGCCGTGCAGGGACAGGTCAGGTCACGGGCGTCCGTCGTGCAGCTGTGCCAGGCCGGGAACGAGTCCCGCGCCCAGCAGGTCACCCTCTGGACGCACCTGGTGGCCATCAGCGCGCCGCCCGCGCACGAGACCGCAGCGCAGAAGGCCGTCCGGGAGACGCGCGTCCGGGAGTTCCTCGGCTACGTGCATCACGTGTTCGCGCCGCGGAACTGCACCGCCAGTTTCAAGGGATGAAGGGAACGCCCGTGAGTCAGGTAGAGACCAAGGTCAAGGCAGGAACCGCCGCGGCGGCGGTGTCCGGGCTGGCGCTGTTCGCGCTCGGCCGGTACGTGTTCAAAGGCGACGTCCCCGACGTCGTCGCGTCCTGGACGTACGCGATCATCCCTGCGGCCATCACGTTCGCCGCCGGATACCGTGCCCGCCACACCGCGCGGGGCGCCGTGACCGACGAGCAGATCGCCGCGGCCGTCAGGAAGTACGCCGGCGACCTCACCACCCCCGCGGCCGTCCCGGCTGGCGGGACGGCCGGGACGCAGATGTAACCAGCCGCCGCCGTGCACGTCACCCCGGCCCGGGAACCTCCCGGGCCGGGTTTTTCGCATGCAGGAAGGACCACCGCATGACCACCGTCCCCGTCTACGACGCCACCCACGCCAACATCACCCACCTCCCCGCCGGCCACGCCGCCGGGTACTCCACCGGCCACGGCACCGTCCCCTGGACCGCCGCCGACTGGAAAGCGCACCCCGGCGCCGTCCGCATCGACCAGGACCCCGCCGCGTCCGACCCGTCCGCCGACGTCCTCGACGTCGAATCCGGCGCCGCCACCATCGGCGACGTCGCCCGCTGGGCCGAAGCCGCCGCCGCCGGGTTCGCCGCCGGGAAACGCCCCGGGCAGCGGCACCCCGCCATCTACATGTCCCTGTCCAACGTGACGCCCGTCGTCAACGCGCTGGTCGCCGGGGGCATCACCGAAGGCGTCAGCCTCTGGGTCGCGAACTGGAGCCTGACCGAAGCCGAAGCCCGCGCCCTCGTCCAGACCGCCGGCGGCCCCTGGCCTATCATCGGCGTCCAGTACGCCAACCGCGGCACCTACGACGAGTCAGTGTTCTCCGCCGCGTGGCTCGCCGCCGTCTCCGGCGACCCGCCCGTCACCCCGCCCGGCACGTGGCACGGCGAATACGTCACCGCCGGGATGTTCAGCCTCGCCGCCCTCGCCGCCAAGCTCGGCGTACCCCCCGCCGCGCTGCTGCGGATGACCGCCGTCCACTACGGGCACTTCGACACCGACCTCGCCTGGTGGCTCAACGCCGTCCTATCCGGCACCCGGCCCGCGAACTCGCCGCTCCCCGCGGGCATCAGGTTCTGGGTCAGCTGACGGCGTGGGGGCGGGCACACGTCCACGGGGGGGATATGAAGGTGTGCCCGCCCGCGCCCCCGGATGCCCGGCCAGCGCGGGGCAGCCAGCCGGACGGGGTCATGACGAGCTCATCAGCTCGTCGAGCCTGTCGAGGAGGTCCTTCAGCACGTACCGGGTGACGACCTGCTCGCCGTCCTCCGCCGGTATCCGCGCCTGCCACGTATCGAACCCGCCGCCGCCGATGATCACGTCCGGGTGGCGGCCGCGGAACGCCGCGAGGCGGACCACCTGATCGTATTCCCCGGCCGGGACAGCACGCAGGTGCCTGCCCATCAGATCCCCTCCCTGTGCACCGCCCCGCCGGGCAGCGCGACCCCAACGTAACAAGGGGCGGGCATGTACGTCTATGCACGTTCCCGCCAGGGAATGCTTACCCCTGCCCGTCTACGCTGGCCTGGTGGCTGTGACGGCTGGTAACAGTGATGCGGTTGATTACGGTGTGGCTGAACCCGTGTGGAAACAGCTCACCCGCATCCTCCGCGCCCGCATCCGCGCCGGCCAGTACGAACCCAGGCGCGCCATCCCCTCAGAGAAACAGCTCGAGCAGGAATTCGGCGTCGCCCGCGGCACCGCACGCAAAGCCATCGCCGCCCTCCGGTCAGACGGGCTCGTCGTCACCGTCGCCGGACGCGGCTCCTACGTCGCCGACCCGCTCCCCGACGAGGACTAGACCCGCGGCCGGGCCCTTCGGGGGCATGTGGCTGCATCGCCTGGCACCAGCACGGCATTACCCGGTCAGCTCCCAATCCCGACGATCGTTCTAGACCACAGAGACCCCGCGCCGAGACCCGGCCCCGGGTGGCTCAGAAGTCGCCGGGGGCGTCCAGGCGCTCGGCGATCACGACCAGCTCGAGCAGCAGCACCTGAGCCACGCCCAGCGCTTCCGCGCGCACCGTCTCAGGGTTGTCGGACTGGCTGCCCGCTATCGCGCGCAGCGCGGGAATGTCAGTGCCCGCGAAGGCCAGCTTGCGGGCCCGGGTGATGAAGTCGCGGTCCCGGCCGGTGAGGCGGCTGGTGTCGCTGGTGCTGGGTGCGGTCATTGCGGTGCTCCTAACGTGCTCTTTCGGCGGCGGGGAACGCGCGCCTGTCCGATCCTTCGCCTGGCTTGCATGACGTGCTGGATTTGCGGACGTGATACCACTCGCCGTTCCTCATCAGCATGATCGGCTTGAAGCAGTACCCGCACCGCCACCGGGACGGCTGCGCACCCCGAGGAGAGGCAGCCCCGGCAGCCCTGGGGTCCGTCTGCGTCCGCACCTCGCTAGCAGCGGCCTGCGCCCCGTAACCGGCAACGGCATGCCCGGGGTCAGGAAGAGTGTCATTCCCGGTGGCGGTGGTCTTGGTGGTCATCCCTGTGACTCCTGTTGCGGTGTGCATTCCGACCAGTGTTACGGCGAACTGCTTGCGCCCGCGTGGTTGCTAGGATAGCGCTCGTGAAGCCAGAAGAGAACCCCCTCCGCGCCGCGGCGTACCAGCGCATCAGCGAAGTCCTCCGCAGCGGCGACGAGCACGGCGTACGAAACCAGCTCGCCGACCAGGAACGCACCGCCGCCGCCCGCGGGTACCAGATCGTGCTGTCCGCCGCCGACAATGACATCAGCGCCTTCACCGGCAAGCACCGCCCCGGCTACGAGCGCGTCATGACCGCCGTCAGGAACGGCGAGATCGACGTCATCCTCGTCTTCCAGACCTCCCGGTTCTGGCGGAACCGCGGAGAGCGCGCCGCGGGAATCGAGATCCTCAAGAAGGCCGGCGTCTCCATTGTCGCCACCCGCGGCCCGTCCCTCGACCTGTCCACCGCCTACGGCCGCGCCATGGCCGGACTGCTCGGCGAGTTCGACACGATGGAATCCGAGGTGAAAGCCGAGCGGCAGGAGTTCGCCGAGCACCAGGCCGCGCTGGCCGGCCTGCCGCGCAAGGGCACGCCCCGGCCGTTCGGCTGGCTGCCCGACCGTATCCACGCCGACCCCGCCGAGGCCGAGGCGGTCGCCAGCGGCTGCCGCGCGATCCTCATGGGCGCCACCGTCCTCAGCGTCGCCCGCGACTGGGAACGCCGCGGCCTGCGGCCCCACCAGGCGCCGTACGGGCCGCTGCGCGAGCACCCGTGGACCAGGACCAGCGTCAAGGAGATACTGG